CGAAAGGGAAGTCAGATGTGCAGTGCAAGCACTTCCTCATGCCGGCGCGGTGTGAAGGATGTGCCTACTACCCAGCGGTCTATGGACATGTGTTGAAGACGCTATGGGTATCCGCGGAAGCGAAAACTGCCATCGAAGAGTATGGCCAACTCAACAAAGCCAGGAACAGGAGCATCCATCAATCACTCACCATAACGTTGGCCCACTCCGGAGAGTGGGACCCAAAGAACGATTGGATGCTCTTCCACCTAGAACACATCAACAACTTGGAGAGGAAATACTCCTTGTTCTGGCACGACAAGTTGGAGTACAGGATGGCAACTCCGTGGCACACAGAAGGTGAATTCACCGGCACAATCACGGAGAGACCAGCGCTGAAGCGGATGAGACAACTTTGGTCATGGGTCGAGGATCATCAGGGCCAGCTACCACAACAAACGATCGTCGGAGGTGACATGCCGCGAGCTGAGGAGCTCATGGGCAAGAAAGACGATCCAGCCACAGCCGCAAGAACACGTGAGGTGTTCCACCCGAAGAGCAGCACTTACATCGGAGTCTTGGACGCTGAGAGATGCAAAGCGATCCAAGGGGTGGACAAGTTGGACACTGCTGTAGTGGCCAAGCCGAACGCGATCAAAATCGGCCCCATATTGGGAGTGCCCCAAATACATTCACATGGGGACACGTTGACGAAGGTAGCAGTTGCTGAAAAACGCACGAAGCCCAACAAGGAATACCAACCACAGTCATCGACAGCACAGAGGTTGCGCAGGTTCTGGCATCTCTTGGACAAGAACCACTTCACCACTTCGAATATGAAGCGTGCCTATACGGAGCTTTTCGGAGAACACTCCCTCGAAGAGATTCTGAGGAAAAAGTTCTCTGAGAAGCAGATCAAGGAGGCCATGGACTCAATGGAGATCTCCGATAGTTATGGCAGGGACATTTCGAAGAGAAAGGCGAATGTGAAGTTTGAGGTCACACCGAAGCCAGGTAAACCCCCTAGGGGGGTCATCGACAACGGCATAGAGCTATTGGCTCTGAACGTGGTGGCTGGCCATTTGTTCGAATATCTGATAATGAACAAAGGGGTCGAGGTTGCCACAGTAGAAGTCGATGGGAAGCCCAATCAGCGGCGCCGCGTGAAGCCGAGAGGTTTCTTACATGCCAACAACATTAAGGGAGAAGCGCGCGAGCATGTGCTCGACAGGCTCCTCAAGGAGTACGCGCAGGCCACCAAGGAAGAAACATGTTGTTTCGAGGTGGACCAGACTGGCATGGAAATCCACGAACGTTACAACAAGTTCACCGGCGGGCTGCTGCATGGGCCCTATAAAATCCTGCAGAAGATACACGAGTTCCTCATGAGGAGGCACGAGGCACGATTGTCGCATCTACACCATGCAAAGATTTATTTCGATGCACAACACGGAATGCGCTACAAATTCGTGCTCGGAGGGAAAAATGGCTACAACCTCACTGCCAAATTCCCGGATTTGCCCATGGATAGCGGGTGGTTACTCACGAGTGTGGTAAACGCTATCAATGAATTTGCGGCAACCTTCTGTTGTTTCTGTGCCAACCCAGATGAGTTATTTACGAAGTGCAAAAATCCACAGGGATTCTTCGAGCTCCACATCATGAAGGGTGATCACCACTGGACGTTCACGTCCGTACCTCTCAAGCAGGCCGACGGCACTTACAAGAGCATCAAGATCATCTGGAAGATGAAAGTTGAGGGGGACGATGGAGCCGGACTGACTGCCCGCATCCTGGCACAGTTCGAGAACTACAAGATCATCGAGGCCAACTATGCAGAGTTGGGGTTGGACAGCAAACTGAAGCTGATCGTCGACGGGAGGTTGGAATTTATAGGGGTACACATGCTAGTGAAGGATGGCAAAACAGATGTGTCGTTCCCCTGGAGCCCGGCGATCTCGAGATCCATGCTGAAGTTGGGGACCTTGGCAAGCAACGAAATCACGGAACAAGCCATGATTGCCAGGTCCCTCTCCCTTGCCTACATGTTTGCAGGGAGAGTCAATGCGCTCTGTATGGTTTTCCTATACCAAGCAGAGTCGCGGATTGAGGCCTTGAAGAAGAAGGGTATCAAGGACCTCACGTCGAAAGTGCAAGCGTATTCGGCGGAACAGTACGCTTTCGACGTTGAGACAGGCACAGTGTTGAGTTTGAGCGAGCTGCTGAACAGGACCATTACCAAGTGCCAGATGGTATGTCCGCCGGTGGAGGTGCAGTGTCGCATGCTGACTATCTCATATGAATGCGATTTCAATCCATTCAAGGCCAAGGATTTGGCATCGCTCCAATATGTGGCCAACAACTACGTCGCACTCAAGGACGAAGATGAGGAGGCATGGCTGATGCTTCCTCATCAGATGAAGTGAGACGGCCCAGCGCTGGAGAACACCTTAATTCGGGAGGGAGGAGTTCAGGCCCGACGTCGTCGGGGGTGTTCAGCGGGGCCAACTGACGAGTTCCACCGCGAAGATAAATCAGGAACGAAATGCTACGGCATCTGGGCGGGGGTTCTCATAGAACCACATGTTTGGCAGCGATCAGCGTTGCGGGCGAATTGATTCTTTGCACGTCACGTGCATTGTACTACTTGTGCGAGTTCTACCACCACTACTGACAGCATGGTGCTCACAAGGAAGCAACAGGCTGCGCTCGACCGTGTTTCGGGGCAGCGGAGACAGGCCATGCAGACCACCTTCAACAAGCAGAACCAACAACACACCAACGGAAAGGGGCAGCAGAACAAACCCCAACCACGACCGAAAGCAGCACCCAGACAACAACGTGCTGGAGGACCAAGCAACTTGACCCGGATGGCCAGGATGCTGAGTGCCTCGCACGAGAAACCGGTGCCTGGTATGCGGCACGAGGGCAAAGCTTTCCCGTTCCACGGCGTTGCCGCGAGCAACCGGACCATCTATGGAGCGGGCAACGACATCCAATGCCCTGCGCTGTACACCTACCTGGGTTTCTTCACGAATGTCGGTCAGACCGCATGTTGCGGTGTTGACTTGATCTGGGATCCTACTGCTGTGGCCGGTTTCCCCACTGTGAACGTGTTCAACAACCCGGCGTTGTCGGCATCGTCCACTACGGTCGGGGGAGCCACGTCTGGTCGTGCGATGAAGATGAGCTTGGGACTTTGCTGCAACACACCAATGCTTGACCGAGGAGGCAGGGTCTACATACTCAACTGTGATCAGCGCATCCGTTTGCCTGGATCTCCATTTCCGACGGTTGGTGCATTGGCAAATGCAAGTTGGAATGATTTCGCGGGCACGGTACGTGCTAATTCACAGGTGAAGAAGTATGATCTGGTCGATTTCCCACGTGAGAGGGAGATCATTAGCCACGTGGTTAATTCGACCGATTACGAGACCTACACGGAGTGGGGAGGCGCAGTCACGGCGCCGAACGGTTTCATGTCTCACATTGCGCAGTGGGTCGGTGGCTCTACTACTGCTGATGTACAGAGGCCCATGTCGACCATCATTGTGTTGATCGACTGTGGCAAGTCACAGTACTTCAGTGTCACACCACGTGCTGCATGGTACACCAGACACGCTTTGGACACCATCCCCGGTCAGGCGATGACCTCAGTGCCCGTCGCGGCACAAAACACAGTGAACGCTATTCACTCTGCTACTGGTATGGCATCCGACGTCTTGCACGACGTGGAAAGCATTGCAGCGGAAGGGAAGTCCGCTTTTGCAGAAGTGGCGCCTTATTTGGCGCGCGCGAGACCGGTGCCAGCTTGAAGACAACTCGCAGCTAGTGTGCATGCACTAATTTGCTACGGCATGTTTCTTTTGTTTTTCTTTTGCTGTACAGCAACCGTCTAGTTGAAGAATACTACAATGGCGCTTTTCTGATAGGTGGGTGGGCACTTATACCTCAAAAGGGTATAAGACGGAAGCCAACAGCGGAGTGACCTTAGGGCTGCTTCAATCCGGGCCCCGCTACCCTCGCGCGCGCGCGAGGATGCCGGCAACCTGGATTGGGGTGGTTCTATCCACTTGTGCCATCCACGTGAGCTCTACTTGCAATGGGCCACTGTCGTATGCTCCTAGCGGTTATCCCAAACTGGGTGCTGCACGCTTTCGCAC